TCAGCCAATTTATACCCGAAAACCACCAGCACAGTCCAAGCTGGTCCGATGTCTGGTCAACCTAAGCCTGAACTATGACAACTCAGTCCAAATCTAAGAAGAAGCTATATGGGGATTTGAAGCCACGCCTTCACAGCCCCTGGCTAAAGGGAAAATCTCGCGTTGATGAGGTTGCTGATTTTGCTGCAAAGATTGGACAGCCATTATTGAAATGGCAAGAGCTTATTCTCAAAGATATGCTCACAGTTGATAAGAACAACATGTTCATCCGTAAGTCTGTGTTACTTCTCATTGCTAGACAATCAGGAAAGAGCCATTTAGCGCGTATGCGTGTCTTGGCAGGCTTATTCTGCTTTGGTGAGAAGGACATCTTGATCATGTCATCTAATCGAGCAATGGCATTGAAGTCCTTTAACATTATGGTCGATATTATTGAACGCAATGATTGGCTTCGCTGCCAACTCAAAGGTGGCGATGTTAAGAAGGGCGTTTATAGAACCAATGGTCAAGAACGCATTATCTTAGAGTCAGGCGCACAGATTGAAGTGGTAGCAGCTACATCCGATGGTGCGCGTGGTCGTTCAGCTGACCTTCTATGGATCGATGAGCTTCGAGAGGTATCAGAAGTTGCTATGGATGCTTCTAAGAGCGTTACGCTGACTCGCCCTAACTCTCAGCGCATATTCACATCCAATGCTGGTGATGCCTTTAGTAAAGTCCTTAATGATTTACATGAACAATGCCTCAACTATCCACCAAAGTCTTTGGGATTCTATGAATACTCAGCGCCAGCGTTTTGTGATATTTGGGATCGTAAAGCATGGGCTATGGCAAACCCGTCACTTGGATATTTGATTCCTGAAGAAGCTATTGAGGAAACAATCGCAACATCGACAATAGAAGCTGCAAGAACCGAAACACTTTGCCAATGGATTTCGTCATTGACATCCCCATGGACACCAGGCTCTTGGGAAGAGATTTGCGATAGGTCTATGGAGATGTTTCCTGGTCCATTAACCATGTTTGCCTTTGATATTGACATGAGCAGAAGAAATGCAGCTCTCATGGCAGGTCAAATCTTGCCCGATGGTCGAATTGGCGTGTCATTGGTACAAACATGGGAATCACAAATCTCAGTAGATGAATTGAAAATTGCAGCTGACATCAAAGGCTGGTGTGACCAATACAAGCCTCGTACAGTCCTCTACGATCGCTATTCAACACTAGCTGTTGCAGAGCGCCTTCAGAATGCAGGCGTGATGGTAGAAACCATCGTGGGTGCGGATTTCTATGCCGCCTGTTCTACTCTTAAAGATGCTATTGACAACAAACGCGTTGTGCATGGTGGTCAGCAAGTCCTTGATGATCAGATGAACAACTGCGGAGCTAAAAGCACAGATTCTCAATGGCGCATAGTTCGTAAAGCTAGCGCTGGTCCAGTTGTCGCGCCTATCAGTCTTGCAATGTTGGTGAGCAGGTTGTCACAGCCACAATCCAAGCCACAAATTGTTGTCTAGACACAACGACACGAAATTGTCAAATATTAGACAAAGTGTGGTAAGATGTCTATATGGGTATTTTCTCGCGTAATAAGCCTGAACAAAAATCTTCTATATTAGCCCAGTACGCCCCACAGATTATGGGCGACAATTACAATCTTTACAACTATGGCGTTCTTAGCATTCGCCGTAATGAAGCAATGTCAGTTCCTACTGTCGCTCGATGCAGAAACCTTATTGCATCAACTATCGCATCTCTGCCTTTAGAGTTGTACCGTAAATCAACTGGCGAAGAACTCGGCTCGCCGCTATGGCTAGAACAACCATCAGTATCACAGCCACGATCAGTAACTGTTGCATGGACTGTTGATTCATTGCTTATGTATGGTGTTGCATATTGGCGCGTGCTAGAACAATATGCGGATGATGGTCGCCCTTCACGCTTCGAGTGGATTGCTAACACTCGCGTTACATTTGATTTAGACATTCACAATGAATATGTCACAAACTATTATGTTGATGGCTCAGTTGTACCAATGTCAGGATTAGGAAGCCTTGTAACATTCCAAGCACTCGATGAAGGCATCCTTTCACGCGGAGCGCGAACAATTCAAGCAGCAATCGATATTGACAAGGCTGCATCTATTGCATCACAGACACCAATGGCAACAGGCTTCATTAAGAACTCCGGAGCTGACCTTGATGCTAAAGAAGTTCAAGGATTGTTAGCTGCTTGGAAGTCTGCCCGTCAGAATCGTTCAACTGCTTACTTGACAAGCACACTTGATTACACGCCAGTTTCATTCTCACCAAAAGACATGATGTATGACGAAGCAAAGCAATTCATGGCAACTGAAATTGCAAGAATGTGCAATGTTCCTGCAATCTATGTTTCAGCAGACATGAATTCTTCTTACACTTACACAAATGTTCTAGATTCACGCAAAGATTTTGTGGCTTACTCATTACAGCCATTTATCTCAGCGATTGAAGATCGTCTATCTATGGACGACATTACAGCGCGTGGCAATGTGGTCAAGTTCGCAATCAATGACACATTCCTTCGTCAAGACCCATTACAAGAACTTCTAGTAATTGAAAAATTGCTATCGCTAGGACTCATCACAGTTGAGCAGGCGATGGAAATGACAGATCAGACACCTAACGGAAATGAGGGGATGACATCGTGAAGATTACCTTCGATGCAGCCTTCGCTGCTGATGTTCAAGCATCAAGCGAAACAAGACAGATCAGCGGAAAAATCGTTCCACTAGGAACTGAAACAGGCAACACTTCTGCTGGCAAAGTTATTTTTGAGCGCGGTTCCATTCAAATACCAGAACCAAAGACCGTGAAGCTACTAAGCCAACACGATGTCAAGGCACCTCTCGGACGCGCTCAATCTTTTACAGAAACAGATGATGCAATCTTTGCTTCATTCAAAATCAGCAATTCATCACGCGGTACAGATGCGCTTATCCTTGCTAGCGAAGGATTACAAGCAGGATTATCTGTTGGCGTGGAAGTTATGAAGTCATCAAGCAAGAACGGCGTGATCCATGTAACTGCCGCAAAACTCATGGAAGTAAGTTTAGTAACAGAGCCAGCATTCAAGTCTGCTCAGGTTACTGAAATTGCAGCAGAGGAAGCTGAAGAAGTTTCTGAAGTTGTAGAAGAAACCCAACCATCAAACGAAAGCGAGACAGCTGTGGAGAACACTCCAGAGACAGTTGCAGCACCAGAAGTGGAAGCAGCAGCGGTTGAAGCTGCTCGCCCAACTGTGGCTGTTACAAGCGTGCGTGAGCGCGTAGCACCAATTACATCAGCACAATACCTCGAAGCAAACATCAAGGCAGCTCTTGGTGATGACGAAGCACGCCGCACAATTCGTGCAGCAGATGATTCAACATCAACAAACACAGGCTTGACACTTCCAGGTCACCTACAAACATTCCTTACAGACACATTTACAGGACGCCCTGCATTTGAAGCTGTAACTCGTTCAGCACTCGTAGAGTCAGGCATGAGCTTTACAGTTCCACGCCTCTACACAAATGCTTCTTCAGCTAACACAGCACCAACAGTTGCAGATACAAACGAAGGTTCAGCACCATCTGAAACAGGCATGACATCTGCTTACGACACAGTAACTGTAAACAAGTTCTCAGGCTTACAGCGCGTTTCATTTGAACTCGTTGATCGCTCATCTCCAGCATTTATGGAATTGATGATGGCAGAACTTCGCAAGGCGTACGAGAAGGCTACTGATGCAGCTCTTATCGCTGAGTTCACAGCTAACGGAACACAAGCTACAGGTGTTGCTGCAACAGCAGCAGGACTACAATCCTTCATCTCAGTAGAAGGCGCAGCAGCATACAAGGGAACTGGCGGAGACTTCGCTAACAAGCTTGTAGCATCTACAGACCAATGGGCAGCAATTGCAGGATATGCTGACACAACAGGTCGCGCACTTTACTCAGCACAAGGCGCAACTTACAACGCATCAGGTAACGCAGTTGCTACAAGCGTTGTCGGTGGCGTACTTGGTACAGACCTTATCGTGGATCACAACATCACAACTTCAGGAATCGTTGACGAATCAGCATTCCTAGTTGCACCACGCTCTGTATATGCTTGGGAGTCACCAACAACACAACTTCGTGTTAATGTCTTGACTTCAGGCGAAATCGAAATCAACCTTTACGGATACTTAGCACTCTATGTTGCTAAGTCAGGTAAGGGCGTTCGTCGCTTCAACTACACAGCACCGTAAGCAAGACCCTAAGTCGCTGGGGGTGGGTCGCAGCCCTTGACCCATCCCCAGTCTTTAGAAAGGAATAGGAATGTCACTTTGCACAGTTAGCGAACTTCGCAGCGCACTTGGGGTGGGATCGCTTTATCAAGATTCAACCTTACAAAGTGTCTGTGATGCGGCTGATGCTGTGATTCTTCCTATGCTTTGGAATAACTACACATTCAATGTGGCTCACAGCAACACAGCAACAACAGGCACACTTTACTTTGACACATTGGTTGAAGATGTTTTTTATGTTGGTCAAACAGTTGTAATCTCAGGCAACGGATCAAAGCACAATGGGTCTAAGACTCTTACAGGCGTTGGCGATTACAACATTACTTACAACATTTCTGGCAATAACAACACACCAGCTCCCTACCACCCAGTAAATCCTTTGGGTCAGGTTGCAGCGGATACTTATGTTGATTGGTCACAAGATGCAGCGGTTCAAGAAGCAGCACTTATGATTTCAGTAGATATTTGGCAGGCTCGTCAGACCACATCAAGCGGTGGTGTATCACCAGATTTTCAGCCTAGCCCATATAAATTAGGAAATACGCTCTTGGCCAGAATCAGAGGGCTCATTGCCCATGCCCTATCACCATCTTCAATGATCGGGTAGGAAATGCCAGTTGCTCTTACTACTCTTAGAACCACGATTGCGACTGCTTTAGTCGATAACACTAAGTACCAAACCTTTGCGTTCCCGCCTGCAACCGTTTTGGCTAACTCTGTAATTGTTAGCCCTTCTGATCCATACCTAGAGCCTAACAACAATCAACATAACACGATTGCTCCAACTGCTAATTTTAAGATAATCATAACTGTGCCTTTATTTGATAATGAAGGCAACCTCAATGGAATTGAAGATGCCCTCGTGGGTGTGTTCAACAAACTCGCAGCATCCTCATTGACCTATAATGTGGGAGCAGTTAGCCAGCCAAGCGTTCTAAACGCGGCATCTGGTGATCTGCTTACTTGCGAGATGTCACTATCCGTTCTAACTACCTGGAGCTAAAATGTCCGAATGGGAAAAAGAAAACGAAGCCTTCCTGAAGAAAATCGGGCAGGTTACTTCAGCACCAAAGCCAGCATCTACTAAGAAAGACGAGGAATAATCCTAATGGCTGTATTTCTGAACAACAATGTAGGCGTTAAGATTAACTCCGTTGATCTTTCTGACCACGTAACAGCAGTAACAATCAACCGTTCATTTGATGAACTCGAAGTAACAGCAATGGGCGATTCTTCACACAAGTTCGTAAAAGGCTTGGAAGCATCAACAGTTACAATCGACTTTCTCAATGACACAGCATCAGCGAATGTCCTTGCGACACTTCAAGCTGCATGGGGAACAACTGTTACAGCAGTATTCCTACAGACAAAGGGAACAGCAGTATCTGCTACAAACCCTCTTTACACAGTTTCATTGTTAGTCAATAACACAACAGACATCAACGGTGCTGTTGGCGATATTGGTACACAATCAATCACATTTACTGCGAATTCAACTATTGCAGTAGCATCAACAGGTACTTTCTAAACAACTAAACTAAGGGGCAAAGCATGGCAAAGTTAAAAGTAACAAGGGCAGATGGATCAGTTGGGGAATACCCAATCACTCCATTGGTGCAATACGGTTTTGAGATGTACGCCAAGAAGGGCTTTCACAAGGCGTTCATCGAGGACCAGAAGCAGAGCGATATCTTTTGGCTAGCTTGGGAATGTATCCGCCGTTCGGGTGAAACTGTTAAGCCATTCGGAGAATCGTTCATCGAGACCTTGACTTCGGTTGAGGTATTAGATGATGACCCTTTGGCTTAGGGCGCGACTCGATCACCTATCTGATTGCTAAATTAAGTGTCAGACTCGGGATCGCGCCACAACAATTATTAGAACTAGATGAAGTAATGCTAAGGAACCTAATCAAGGTTCTACAGGAAGATGCGAAGGAGATAGCCAATGCCAGCAACCGTCAAAGGCGGCGTTGAACTCCGTAAGGCACTTCGCAACTATGCACCAGAATTAGGTAAAGAAACACAAAAAGAAATTGCTAATGCTTTAAAACCTGTTGTAAAAGAAGCTAGAGGATTTGTCACAGGTTCGCCATTAAGTAACTGGGCGCGTGAAGGTGGCAAGTTCCCTGTGTTTAACGCATCTATTGTTAAGCGCGGTATTGGCTACAAGACAACACCATCAAAGCCTAATCGCAGAGGCTTTACAGCTCTAGCGCAGATTCGTAACCGTTCAGCTGCTGGTGCTATCTATGAAACAGCAGGGCGTAGAGCGCCAGGCACAAAGCCATCATCACGCCCTAACTTTGCTGAGGCAATGGGCCCGTTAAGCGGTTCAGGCAAAGACCGTGGGCGCTTGATTTACAAAGCGTTTGAGAACGACAAAGGTAACGCTACAAAGGCTGTCCTAAAGGCTATTGACAATGCTGGTAAGACTTTCAATCGAATGGTAGGCACTCGCTAATGGCTAATGTAGTAATTGATATTGCAGCCCAGTACACCGGCAATAAGGCATTTAAGCAGGCAGAAACTTCTACACAGAAGTTAGAAAAAAGCGTTGCCAAATTAGGCAAGCAATTACTAGGAGTTTTTGCTGCTGGTAAATTACTTTCATTTGGTAAGCAAGCTGCTAAGGCTTTTGCAGCTGATGAGAAGGCTGCACGATCATTATCATTAGCCTTAGCCAATACAGGCAATGCTTTTGCAGCTATCGAAGTTGAGAAGTTTATTGGTGACTTACAACGCGCCACAGGCGTTTTAGATGACAAACTTCGCCCAGCCTTTAGAACCCTTCTAACAGCCACAGGCAATGTTAAGAAGTCCCAAGATGGCTTAGCCCTAGCCCTAGACATTGCGGCAGGTACAGGCAAAGACTTAGGCGCTGTATCTATGGCGCTTGCAAGGGCTTATGGTGGTCAGACAACAGCCCTTAGCCGTTTAGGTGCAGGATTGTCTAAAGCCACTCTAGCATCAGGCGATTTAGATTTAATTACAGGAGAATTATCAAAGAAGTTTTCCGGACAGGCTTTAGCTGCTGCTGAGGGTTATTCAGGGCAAATGGATAAACTTGCAGTTGCTTCTGAGAACGCTAAAGAAATTATTGGTAAAGACCTGCTAGATGCAATGTCGCTTATTGCTGGCAAAGATGGCATTGGTGGAGCAACATCAGCAATGGAAGGTTTTGCTACTGAGGTTGGTAATGTCATTACTGGTGTTTCAGTTTTAATTGCAAAATTAAAAGCAATACCAGGCGCAGGAGTTGTTAAACAATTTATTGAAATTGGGACACAAACATCAGCTATTGGCTACCTATCCAGAATGGGTGCTAATCGCAAAGCCTCCATGGCAGGTACACCAGCACAATCGCCTGGACAACGCGCAGCCATAGACAAAGCCAACAAAGATGCGCTTAAAATTCAGAAGCAACAGAATGATTTGAAAAAGATTGATAATGCGAATACAGCTCGAAAGATTGCCCTTACAGGCGATCAGTTAGCCCTTCAAGAGCTAGAGAAGAAGTTCGATGTAGAGCGCATTGGATTGTATGCAGCACTTGAAGCATCAACTTCAAAAGAAATAGATATGCGCCTTTTATCGCTTATTGCTTTGCATGATCAGAATACTGCTATGGCTGGAATGATTAAAAAAGCCGATGAAGCTAAAGATGCTTTCGGAGCTTTGATTGAAGCCATTCGTGCATCCATTAGATCAATGCTTGATAAGGTCGCAGCCGAAGTTGCTCAGTTAAATAAATTAACCACTACTGGGGCAAATACTCCAATCGAAGAACAAAGAGCTGTTATTCGTGAGAGACTCAACTTGGCAATGCCAGACATTTCAGCTTTACAAAATAACCTTAGACTCAATGCAGGTTCCTTTAACACAGCATCAAACGCATCACCAACCTACATTATTAACGCACAAGGCATTGGCGATCAACAGATTGCATCAGTCGTTCAAGGAGCAATCCAAGACCTCAACAGATACGGAAACTCAACCACTTACGCTGGAGCAATCTAGTGGCAGTACCAGTAATCAATGCGATAGTAAATTTCTCAACTGGTCCATCCAATGCAGAAGCATTTATTATTGGCTCAGGCATCTTTGGAGTCAATGTATTAGCTGATAGCGCAGGAATCATTGTCGATGTTTCTAATCAAGTCGATTCTATTCAGACCAGCAGGGGTCGCAACGCACAGGCAGACCAATTCCAGACAGGTCAGTTAAGCCTTCGCATTGTAGATCAGAATGGTGACTTTAATCCACAGAATACTGCTGGCCCTTACTTTGGCTTACTTAACCCAATGCGTAAAGTGCAAATATCTGCTACATGGAACTCTGTTACTTATCCAATCTTTTCAGGCTTTATTACGGGCTACTCAACCACAACACCGAAGTTTACAGGCGATATTGTTTATACAACCATCACAGCTGTAGATGCTTTCAGGCTTGCACAAAACGCACAGATTTCAACCGTTACAGACTCAGGCGCAGGTCAGTTATCTGGCACTCGGATCAATAAGATTCTTGACCAGATTAGTTGGCCTTCCTCCATGCGTGATATTGATGCTGGACAGACAACCTTGCAAGCCGACCCAGCAACCCCTAGAACAGCTCTAGAAGCGATGCAGACAGTCGAACTAAGCGAATATGGTTCTTTGTATGTCAATGCCTCTGGCGAGTTCGTATTCCAAGACAGAGCCTTTACGACAGGCAGCGTGACTGGCACTCCAGTCGTATTTAATGACGATGGCACAGGCATTCCTTATTTCAACGCAGTATGGCTTTTGAACGATGTTCTTATCTATAACTCAGCCCAGATTACTCGCACAGGTGGCACAACACAGAACGCCATCAATCAGGCTTCTATCGATAAGTACTTTGTGCATTCTTACAACCAACAAAATCTTTTGATGGAAACCGATGCTGTAGCCCTCGACTATGCTAGGGCTTATGTGGCATCCAGAGCTGAGACCACAACCCGATGCGATGCCATTACCCTTGACCTTTACACTAGAGATTACGATGCAGGAATTACAGCTGCCCTAGATTTAGACTTCTTTGACAATGTAACTATTACAACTACACAACCAGGCTCATCAGCCTTGACCAAAACTTTGCAAGTCTTTGGGGTTGCTCACAGCATTACCCCTAATTCTTGGAAAACCCAATTCACCACCCTAGAGCCAATCATCGATGGATTCATTATCGGATCATCTTTATACGGTATTCTAGGCACTAACGTACTATCGTACTAAGGAGTATATAATGGCAAGCGGATTCCCAGCAGCAACAGGTGACGTCCTCACTAGCACCATGTTCAATGGGCTAGTCGCGTTCACATTAAATGCCCAGACAGGTACAACCTACACATCTGTACTTTCAGATTCTTATCAGGTTCTTGTCACAATGAGCAACGCATCAGCAAATGCTTTTAAGATTCCAACCAACGCATCTGTTGCTCATCCTATTGGCACAGTTATTACTGTTCTCAATATCGGTGCAGGTGTCTGCACTATCTCAGCAGTTACATCAGGCACAACAACAATTCTTTCTAGTGGAGCAACAGCAGCTGCACCAACACTTGCACAATACAAGTCAGCAGCTTGCATTAAGACTGGAACAGACACTTGGTATGTCGTAGGCGGCATTGCATAATGTTAAACAATTTAGTTGGAGCGCTATCATCTACTGGACCATTATCTCTTGACTATTTAGTAGTCGCAGGTGGTGGCTCTGGTGGTAAGGCTGCGCCTAATGGAAGCGGTACTGGCGGTGGTGGTGCTGGTGGTTACAGAGCCAACATTACTGGAGAAAGTTCTGGCGGCGGATCAGCAGCAGAAAGTGCTTTTACTCTTACATTAGCCACCAACTACACAGTTACAGTAGGTGCTGGTGGTGCTACAACTACTGCTAGAGGTCCAGGTTCACAAGGTTCTAACTCTGTTTTCTCCACAATCACATCTACTGGTGGCGGTGCAGGCGGTAACGAATCAAACAACAACGCAACAGTTGGTGGATCAGGTGGCGGTTTAGGTCGTGGTTTTGTTACTGGAGCAGCCGGAACTGCTAATCAAGGTTTTGCTGGCGGCGGAAATACCAATGGCGCACCATTTCGAGGTGGCGGCGGTGGTGGTGCTAGCGCTGTTGGAGTTAGCGGCACAACAAATGGTAACGGCGGTGATGGTGTTGCTTCATCAATAACTGGTTCAAGCGTTACTAGAGCAGGCGGCGGTGGTGGCGGTTGTTATGACACTACAACACTTGCTGGCGGAGCAGGCGGTTCTGGCGGTGGCGGAGCAGGCGGCGGAGTAAATGTTTCTAACATTGCATTGGCCTCAGTTGCAGGCACAGTTAATACTGGTGGCGGTGGCGGTGGCGGAGCATGTTCTGGTGTTAATGCAACAGATGGTTCAGCAGGCGGTTCTGGAGTTGTAATCTTGCGTTACCCAGCTTCTTTAACAATTACAATTGGTGCTGGCTTAACTGGTTCAACAAGCACCTCTGGTGGATTTAAGATTAGTACCATCACAGCAGGTACAGGAAATGTGAGTTTTGCATAATGGCCCACTACGCATTCTTAGATGAAAACAACATTGTTACCGAAGTCATTACTGGCATCGATGAAACAGAACTCATTGAAGGTTTAGACACAGAAACTTGGTATGGCAATTTTAGAAATCAAGTCTGTAAAAGAACTTCTTACAATGGCAGAATCCGAAAGAACTATGCAGGTATTGGCTATACCTACGATCCAGTAAGAGATGCCTTTATCAGTCCAGAGCCATTAGATGCCATAGGTTTTGATGAAGATAAATGTCAATGGCTAACCCCAGATGGAGATGAGTCACATGAAACCTCTTCTCTGTAAAGCAGGGCAACAACTTCGTGAACAGATTGATGATTCCTTTCCAGATCGTGACCGCAAATCTGATGGTTGGATAGGCGATGCCAAACACTCCAATCGTAAGAGTGACCACAATCCCGATCCGTCTAACGGAATCGTCAGGGCTATTGATGTGGATAAGGACTTCGACTCACGCCCCAGCACAGGTGCTTATCTTGCCGACCAAATACGCGAGTGTGCCAAGACCGACAAACGGATTGCATATGTCATCTTCGCTGGTAAAATTGCCAGTTCTAAGAGAGCTTGGCGTTGGCGTCCTTACGATGGGATTAATCAGCACAATCACCATATTCATATTTCATTCACTAAAAAAGGCGACCAAAACGGTAGCTGGTTTGATATCCCGATGCTAGGAGCAACAAATGAATGACCTTAAAACAGCAGCAGGCTCATGGGCTAGAGCATTTTTAGTAGCAGTTCTTTCATTAGCAGCAGCTGGTGTTACAGAGCCAAAGGCGTTAATCGCTGCTGGACTTTCATCATGCTTGCCACCAATCATTCGTTGGTTAAACCCTAACGATTCAACTCTAGGCATCAAAGCATAATGAGCGCCCTTAACTGGGCGGCTCTAGCAGTTGCAGTTATCTCTATTACAACAGCGTTCGCAGGTTCTGTTCGTTGGCTTGTTAAGCATTACTTGGCTGAACTAAAACCTAACGGTGGTTCGTCAATGAATGACAGATTGAATCGACTTGAAGGGCGTGTCGAAACAATCATTTCTTTATTGGAGAGGTGACAATTTACACATGGCAAGAAAAGCAACTAAGAAGCTAACGGATGAAGGCTATTCTAAGTTAGACGCTTGGGCTATTGGCGTGCATGAAATGTATCGCGCCTTACGCAGAGCAGGCTTCCCAGTTGATCAGGCGCTTGCCATTATTGTGGAGAAGAATGCTTATCCTGAATGGATTCTCCCAAACCCAATTAACCCAAATATCCCAGAGCCAGACTGGTATGACGATGAGGATGAATGAAAAGAACTGTCGTAGTTCCAGACTTACAAGTTCCCTATCACGATCCAATAGCAGTAAAAAATGTTGCAGCGTATATTAAAGCTGTACGCCCCGATTCTGTCGTCACTCTCGGTGATGAAATCGACCTACCACAGATTTCCCGATGGACAGAAAACACTCCAGGATGGTACGAGCAAACCCTAGCAACCGACAGAGATGAAGCAGTTGAGGTTCTTTGGTCATTAGTTGAACACGCTAAAGATGCTCACATGATCCGTAGCAATCACACAGACAGACTTTACAATGTCATAATGAAGAAGATTCCGGCGTTCTTAGCATTGCCTGAACTCCGCTTTGAGAAGTTCCTAAAGCTTGATGAGTTAGGCATTACCTATCATAAGAAGCCCTACGCGGTCGCTAGAGGCATCGTGGCGGTTCATGGGGATGAGGGAAGCGTAAAGCCTACACCTGGTCTTACAGCCCTTGACGCGGCTCGTAGGCAGGGTATTAGCGTTATCTGTGGACATACTCACAGAGCAGGTCAATCAGCCTTTACAGAGGCTTCAGGGGGCAAAATAGGGCGTATCCTGAGAGGCTGGGAAGGTGGGCATCTTATGGATGTCCGACAGGCTCATTACACTAAAGGCACAATGAATTGGCAACAGGCGTTCATAGTCATCGAGGAAGTCGGGACAAATGTGCAGGTCAGCATCATCAACCTAGAAAAGGACGGTACATTCGTTGTGTCAGGTAAGAGATACGGGCGCGCTCGGTAACGATGTCCTACGGGATATTGATGACCAGATGGATGACTCAGAATTGTTACCGTTTCGTTATCAAAATCTACTGAATAAATCCCACTAGCTGTGTAACACTTTCCCTGTTCCTGAAATACAGGACAAGAAAGGGCTAAATGATAATTAACTCAATGACGATTCTGATAATCGCAGGTGTTGGATTGCTTTCTTATTTCTCATTTCGTTGGGGTCAAGAAGTTGGCTATGACGAAGGCTTGGTAGATGGTCGCACAGCTGTACGAAAGTATTATGAGCAGGTTGGTCGATGAAAGCAACTGAGGCGCTAATCAATGCAATCGACATTATGCAAGATCGTGGCAAGGTCTACGGTCATCCGAAAATCAATCAAGGTCGCATCGCTGCAAGGCTATCCTGTCTACTTGATTACCCAATCACAGACGCACAAGCTGCTCTTGCAATGGTCGAAGTCAAACTTGCAAGAATCACAGAGTCCCCAAGCCACACAGATTCTTACATCGATGCAATCGCTTACCTAGCAATCGCAGTCCAATTACAAACAGAGGCGGATGAACTTTATGTTTAACCTAGAAGATTACGAAACAGTAGAAGTAAGACTAGAAAAGTTCATAAAGGACTTTCCGGATTTCCGTGTTGAAACGGAGTTAGTGAGTTTTCAAAATGACAGATACATTGTTAAAGCATGGATTTATCGTACTTTCGCTGATAGCACGCCGTTCTCCAGCGGACTCGCTGAGGAGACGATTAGCAGTAGAGGCGTTAATGCAACTAGCGCATTGGAAAACTGCGAGACTTCAGCGATCGGCAGAGCGCTTGCGAATGCTGGTTATGCAAGCAAGGGTAAGCGACCAAGCAAAGAGGAAATGGTTAAGGTCACGCGAGCAAAGCTCTCAGAGCCAAAGCAAGACTATATCCCTGTCGTGAAAGAAGATGATCCCTGGACAATTAAGACAGTTGCAATGCCAATAACTAGCGAACAAGCTGTGCAGACAGTAAAAGAGATTATAGGCGGCACAACTGACAAGGATGTTCCACGATGTGAGCATGGTGAGATGGTGTGGGCAACTGGTACATCTAAGGCTGGTAAGCCTTGGGGTCATTTTAAGTGCGTTGGCGCAGCTAGTGGAGCAATGCTTCGATGCGGTAAAGGCGATGACATTATCTGGTATGAGATAGCACCTAATGGATCCTGGCGAGCACAGAAGGTACGCGCATGATGACCAAGCATGTTTACAGCTTCTTTGGCTATTCCGGTGTGGGTAATTGCAATGACTGTGATGAGGACACAATGCTAAATGATTACAAGCGTGACGATGGTTTATTCGTTGCACTATGTGAGAAATGCGAAGATAGGTTGGAGTTATAAATGGGCGAAATGGTAATCTTTGATAATGGCACAGCAACCGTCATGGGCGGAGAGTTCGAAGAGCCGCAGGATATTGTTATCTATTGCGATCTTTGCAATGAACCTTTGGCTATTACTCCAGTTGCAGCTGACGAGTTATTTCTACGCTGCTTGAAATGCCACACAGTCAATGGCAAATAACTATTTGAGTTCCACCTATTCTGACGAATGGTACACAGACCAAGACACTGTTGATAAAGCTATTCGGTATTTACAGATAAAACCGAGAAGTCGAGTCATTTGTCCGTTTGACTCCGAGAAGAGTTTATTCGTTCAAACCTTGCAAAGCTTTGGTCATTACACAATCTTTGGAATGAATGACTTTATCCATTCCAATGACTATGAGTTTGACTACCTTATAACAAACCCACCGTTTAGCTTCAAAGATGCTGTTATGGAAAAAGTCTACCAATATGGCAAACCATCGCTTCTAATGCTTCCCCTTGACATTCTGGGGGGTGTAAAACGAGCGGCAATGTATGCTCAATACGGCGCACCAAAGGTTATTGTTCCAGTCAGAAGAATCTCATATTTTGATTCCAATTATGTGAAAAGAAAAGCTAGCAATTTTCATTCTGTCTATGCTCTGTTCAATACTGGTCAAAGCGGCATTGAGTGGGAAAATGACAAATCATAGAAGAAGCAGAGGCTTAGCAACTGAGCGCCTTGTCGCTGACTACTTGAGGGAGTGGTGGCAATACGCTACGGTTGGAAGAGGTGCAGATCCGTCTGGTGACATCGTGAATCTTCCATTTGATGTGGAAGTCAAAGGTGTCGCCAAATTCGCACCGCTAGCATGGCTTCGCCAAAGCAAGGCAAGGACAACTAAGAGTGGGAAACTTGGGGTAGTTGTTCTTCGCTGTAATGGTCAAGGGACATTAGTGTCTGAGTATGCGGCACTATTACCGTTACACGCTTTGGTGGAGCTACTGCTAAGAGCAGGTTATGACAAGATTCCTTTGGAGTTAAATCCCATTAGATGCAATAAATGTGGTGGTTGGATCATTGAGAAAATGGAGTGCACAGATTGTGGCGCACAGGCTAATCGCATCTATTCAGTACCTGGCATAGTGTTTAAGGGTAAAGGTTTTTACAGTACGGACAATAAATGAAATGCCATGACTGTGATAAAGAGGCAACTGCTTACTTTATTGAAGATCCAGAAATCATTTGTTGCAATGACCATTTGGTAGGTGATTACTTCCGAGAAATAGAAACGCCGTCCTGACCAGCACTTATAGAAATGGATTTGACATGACCAGTACACTCAGAGGGCTAGAGCACATCAGGTGCTCAGAGCGAACCGCTTCGCGGATAGTTCGCTCGGTAGCAATCGTGTTAGGGGCATCTCTATGCTTCTCCTTCGTATCAGCTGCAAGTGCGACAAACGACTCAACAAA